GTCTTTCACTCAGACAAGGACGTTGATAGAGAACAGCTGTGGCGTGAGGCAAACCACAAGCTTCAATATATTGGGGAAGAGCTTGACACCCCTACAGTATTAATCTCAGGACCAAGAGCACTTAAAAAGTTCTTTGATGAGAACCCTGAGTTCAAAGAGATTGTTGATCTTAAGGGATACAGCCCAGCTAAGTATATGGACCATAGGTCTCAGTTTGTAGGGGCAGTTTGTAGGGTAGGTTGGAGATATGGTGAGCTGGGTGTGTGGGCTAGCAATTGGGTTGCTTGGAAAAACTTTTTAAAGACCGACGCAGACTACCTTATTCTTGCTGAGGATGACATAGTATTAATAGAGGATTGTAAGAAGTTGCTTGAGATGTACATGGAGCAGCTGCCTGAAGGCTGGGATCAGTTTCACCTATGGGCACCTACCGGAGACCTATCACTATATGATCCAAACAAGCATGGCATAGGAAACATGTACGTATCCAAGGCTTACCAGAACTGGTCTAATACTGGCTACATGTTAAGCCGCACCGGTGCTCAAAAGCTTTTAGATGATGTGAAAAAAAGAAGCATCAAGTTGCCCTTAGATTGGCTCTGGTTTAAAGAGTCGGATGAATTTGATTTTGGCTGCTACACCATAACCCCGCAAAGTACCCACCTGTGCTACAACAGTCAAGAGGTAGGGTCCACCTTTCATTGGCAAATGAGGCGGGAAGACCTGACAAACTACGACTCTGGCCTGTAAGCTTAGCTAGGTATCCAGAGGCAATACACTAATTTTTATAGTATAGTAAGACCCTAATCTTAAGGAGCACACATGCCAGCAGACTATCCCGGTTTAGTTCACTCATTTAGCCCTCGACAGGATCTAGTAGATACTGTTATTGCTGATAACGTAAACGCTCTACAGTACGAGGTGGCAGCTGTTCAAACAGTACTGGGTAGCTCAGCAAATAGCACCAACCCACTGGTATCTACCTTCTCAGGTACATGGAGCACAGCAACAACAACTTGGGGCACAGTAGGTGCTCGCCTTCTTAATATTGAGGCTGGTCTTGTTAACGGCGTTCCTAACGTACCTTACGTTTTAAAAACTGGTGGAAGCATTATTACTACCGCCTCTAATAAAGCTATTGTGCTTCAAACAGGAACAGGAAGTCTAAACCTTCTTGAATCATATTCATCTGGAGCAGTACTAGGGTTCAACCTAGACTCCTCAGGTATTCCTAAAGTAGGAACTAACAATGTTCTATACGTGGGAAGCACAGAGTATGTAGCTTTAACTACTGCAGATACAAGCTCATCAAACGCAGCTGCTACAAAGATTCCTCTAGCTACAGTTACAACGGCAGGGGATCTTATCCTTGGTACTGGAAATGCTACTGTCGGTCGTTTAGCTATTGGAAGTAACGGACAAGCTCTTGTAAGCAACGGAACAACCGCTATTTGGGCTACCCCTACAGATACAAGTAAAATCCCTCTTTCAACAATTACAACAGCCGGAGACTTAATCCTAGGCACAGGTTCTTCAACCGTATCACGTCTGGGTATTGGTACTAACGGACATATACTTACTTCTAATGGAACAACAGCTGCATGGGCAGCGCCTGTTGTTACAGCAGCCCAACTCACCACAACTAACTCAGCCGTTGCAACAGCCCAAGCAGCAGCAGATGCAAAGATTCCACTGTCTACAGTAACTACTGCTGGGGATTTAATCCTTGGTACTGGAGCTTCTACAGTTGGTCGTTTAGGTCGTGGATCATCTGGTCAGGCTTTAGTTATGAGTGGGACATCCGTTGTATGGGCTGCTCCAGTAGATGCTACTAAAATTCCTCTTTCAACTGTAACTACAGCTGGTGATTTAATTGTGGGAACTGCAAGTGCTACTGTAGGACGTATCGGTATTGGCGCTAATGGAACCGTTCTAACAAGCAATGGAACTACCGCTACTTGGTCAGCACCGTCAACAGCATTTGTAAGTCAAACAAACGGCACTGTAACAACAGCATCAACCTCCTCAGCTGTAGTTCGTAATACCCACACATCTACTACTACTCCAATATCTAGTAATGGTATAGATGGAGACGTCTGGCTTGTGTATACATAATGGCGGGCCGTGTTAAGGTAGCGGGTACTTGGAGATCAACACCTGCCGTATACACTAAAGTAGCAGGTACTTGGCGCACAGTAACAAAAGGATATATTAAGGTAGCCGGTACTTGGAGAATTTGGTTTTTAGCAGCTATCACTGACTCATTTACTAGAACCACAACAGCAGGTACTTTAGGTAATACAGATACTGGAAATATTTGGAGTAACTTAAGAGGGTCTTGGCTTGCTAACGGTAGCGCTGCACAAGAAGGCGCTACAGCTGGGTCAGCATATCCACTTGCTGTAGTTGAACTAGGTTCATCAAATATGGTTGTTTCAGCCGATATTACACACGCCACTGGCGTGGTTGTTTGGGGTGTTGATGCTAATAACTGGTGGGCTGTGGTAGGTACAAATTATAATTTTAACTATCAATATACTGGAGTGTGTACAAGCTGTAGCACCTGTTCGGAAACCTACTTTTGTTGTGGATCTTGTCCCTGCAATAACGCTGCCCCAGATACTATGGACTGCTGTTGTTCGGGGTATGAATTACAGTTTGTATGCTATTACTATGATAATTATGGTGCTTGCGAGTATGGTGCAATAGAGGCGGTGTACAGCAGTTGCGTGTCTCTTAACTGTGCTTGCGGTAACGCTATTACAGAGTCAAACACCTGTTGTGGCAATTGCTGTACTAACACCTATACCTGTTGCACAGACTATTCCTGCACCCAAACCGGCACAGCTACACAGTATCAGGTTAAAGTTTTAAGGTCGGTTGCTGGAACCATAACAGAGATTAATGCTACAAACGTATCTCAATCAAGTCAAGCCACTAGAGTGGTAGTCACCACTTCAGGAAACACTCTTAGCTATACAGCTTATATAGGAGCAACAGTAGTAGGAACATATTCAGCTGCACAAACAACGCCTAACACTGGAACAAAACCTGGTATTATTAAGGGACCCGCTACAACTAATGGGACACTTACAATAGATAACTTTGCGGCATCACCAAACTAAGGAGCATAATATGAGCACACCCTATGACCGCCCAGCTAGGCCTTGGGACCTGTATAATAAAAACCTGGGACGAGTAGATACTTTAGATGCCGAAGCGCGTCTTGCTATCTGCAAGGCATGCCCATCTTTACTTCCTACTGGAAACTGTAAAGAGTGCGGATGCTTTATGTCTCAAAAGGTAAAGTTACCAAACGCGTCTTGCCCACTACATAAGTGGGAGTCAATACGAATTTCATATAAGGAAGAGATAGAGGAATAACACATGACAACAGAAACACCTAGAGTACTACCACCTAATATTGTGGCATATGTAATTGACAATCAAGTTGTACAAATTATACATGTAGATGAGCGTATGGCCGCTATTGTTTTAAGCGAACCTTTAGTAATTGATGTTACAGAACTTGGAAAACAAGGTGTACGAAACGGTGACATCTATGATCCAGAAACAGGAACGTTTAGCCGTCCTACTGAATAAGGAGATAAAATGCGTGGAGACAAGCGTGAGGGTCGATTTAGCATTGACTTTGAACGTTCCTCCAGCATCTCTGGAGTAACTAAAGATCTAGTACATACTGTAGGTACGTCAATTGATTGGTATATCTACGACAACGTCAACAGTATCATTGACCCTATATACGATGTAGGTGCTGATGGTGTTGGTGGAGGACGTATGTGGAAACCGAAGATTAGTATTCCTGTGATTACTGCAAATCTAGATCAGGGCACATCTATGCACGACCAACGAGGTTTCTATAACACTGATACTTTAAACATCACATTTAATATGGATGTTATAGAAAACGCTGTAAGCTTATACGGAACTGTGGCAGATAACATTAGACGTCTATCTACCATAACAGCAAACCCTGACCTATACTTACGAGATAGAATCGTCTTTAGAGATGAAGTATTTTCTCCTGTAAAGATAGGGTTGAACGGACTACTTACAGATAAGTACACTGTTGTTACTGTTCAATGTGTTCAGGTTAACCCTGAAGAGATGGTTAACGACAGTCAGTTCCAATACTATGCACTACTTAATTCTCAAAATTGGGCTCCATTCGTACATGAAGGTTACGGAGATGGATACTACGGTAAGGAAGGATACGGTTACTAATGCCATTAAATAAGCCAACTAAGGGGGAGTTAAATTGGGATGTTAATCTCAATGCAGCTCTTGACTATCTAGATACAAGCAAGCAAGCAACTTTAGCTGGAACCGTTAACCAGTACGTTAAAGGCAACGGTACTCTTGGTACATTCAACTCTACAAGTTGGAACCCTGCTTTTAGAGACTCCACAGGAACTCTTGCTGGTATTACTCAAACAGGAAACTATACACAAATTGGAAACATGATTTTCTTTTGTGTCAACGTTGATTTTGCTGCGTATACAAACTTAGGTACTGGACAGTATGACTTCACTTTACCGTTCCAACCAAGGCAAACATTTACTGCTCGTGGTGGAACTCTCCATAACGTAACTACTGATTCAAGATACCATATTGCTGCAATCGTAGACGTCATAACTGATGGGCCAACCGCAAAAGCAAAGCTTTACTACACAGGAAGTACGACTGACCTTGCTTGGAAGTACAGCACTCCAGTCTCGTGGGCAAGTAATACGACTCACTTTGATATCAGCGGATTTTACGAAAAAGCATAATGGCAAAGATTAAAGCCGGTGGGGCAGACCACGTTGTAAAGAAAAACAAAAAAGGCGATATTATTGTTGATCACGCTGCCAGCGCTAAGGCTGGCAAGTATGATAAGATTAACCTAACCAAGAAGGCTGGGGCCAAGACCGTCAAAGAAGGCGAAAAGGCTACTAAAGATTGGCATAAGAAAAATCCACACAAGAAAGGCAAGAGCTAATGGCAAAAAATAAAGACGATGGATACCCAAACAAAAGCATATCGTCAAGTAAAAAAGATAACCAGTTTAGTAATCCTAAGGTTAAGTCAAAGGGTTGGGAGCATGAAAATCCTAATAAGCCTAAGCCTAAGCCTAAAGATGATGGCGAACATCCAAAAGGAATGGGTGGTTCTAAGGTACCTAGTAAACCAGGTCCTAAGAAGCCTGCAAGTCCTGCAGCAAAGAAATTACAACGTACTGCCTCAAGGAGCAAGTAATGTGTAAATCATGTGGATGCGGCTGTTCAAAGCCGGGATGTAAGGGTGCCTGCAAGAAGGGCGCTAAGAAGACTACAAAGAAGATGTCTCCAAAGCAGAAGAAGCTTGATGTAGACAAAGACGGTAAGCTAGAAGGATCAGACTTTGCTGCTCTTCGAAAGAAGAAGAAGTAATGTGCGCGACCTGTGGCTGCGGCAAGCCAAAGGATAAGCACGGCATGAAGACCCTGGCAGCTGCCAATAAGAAGTACGATAAAAAGTCTGACTCAAAGGGTAAGGCTAAGAAGACTAGCGCAGTACGAAAGAAAGGTATGTAATGTCTAAGTACACAGAGAAGTCAGATAAGAAGCAGGACGCCAAAGACACCAAGGGCATGAGCCCAAAGCAAAAGGCGGCTTTTAAAAAAGCAGATGAAAAGCATCGTAAGCCTAAGTCCCAAGAGGACGACGCCAAGATGGACAAGAAAATCATCAAGAAGATTAAAAAGAAGTAACGAGTTAGCCCCCGCAAGGGGGCTTTTTCGTTTATGATATCCTATGACGCCAGAGAAATCTGGAACCCTGCAGCTACACCCTTGCACCTCTATTGGAGGATTTATGATTAACCTTACTAATCGCATCCTGCGTGAAGAAACGGATGCCGACAAAGTTGAGTTCGTTCGTGGTGTTTCCAACCTAGATAAAAACGGCGGTAAGAAAGTCGTTGGAGGTCTAGTTGCAGGATATATCATTGCGAAGTGGCTCACAAAAAATGGGTAAGCCTTCATGGAAAGCAATGGTACTACACGCTGTAAGAAGTTTAGAAAAAGATCTTACTCCTGCCTATGAGCAGATGTTGCGTAAGCATGCTGAGGGTATGCCTAACTGGAAACCTGGGTCAGTAAACAGTATTAATATGCGCTATAAAAATGGCGGACATGTGATCACCTATTCTGATGATCGTGTTATGGACCTTGAGAATGGTACTCCAGATTCAGACATGTCACCAGCCCTTCGTTCCTTTATGTTAGATAGGAACGGTAAGTAACTATGCCTATTTTTATCAATGAAGATGCCGCTTTAAAGAAGCGCCTCGGCGGATTGACCGTATCAGATAGCGGAAACGCTACTCGCCCTGTCCCTGTATTTTATGGGCACCCTGACAAAGACATTCGTAATCAGACCTACCCATACATCACTATTGATTTAATTGGGGTATCAGAGGATCGTGAACGTGCTCATAGAGGCTATGTTCCCCTAACCTACACACCTGAAGGTATGGACCTAGGTGACCCAACAAGTGGTGCAGAGAACATGGTCAGCATGCCTATACCTGTAGATTTATACTACCAAGTATCTACTTGGTCTCGTCAACCACGGCATGATAGGCAGATACTATCTGCTATGCTTAGCCCAGTAAGAATACCTTATAGATTTGGACAACTCTGGATCCCAGAAGATGGCACATGGCGTCGTATGGATCTCCTAGGGTTTACAAAACGAGACACTAATGAAGCCGGTAAGCGACTCTTTAGTAACGTCTACAATCTTCGTGTAAGTGCAGAAGTATTTACCGATGAGTTCGTCCCAGCTTACCAGGTACTAACAGACCCTAACATCGCGCTGACGTGGCAAAGAGCTACGTTTGATATCCCCACAAATTAACTACAATACCGTTACTTTAAGAAAACAACCTAACCTAAAGGAGTAAAACTAAATGGCAACATACAATCGCCCAGGCGTCTATGTCCAAGAAGTGTCTCTTCCACAGCAAGTCGGCTTGCCAGATACTAGCGCCTCAGTAGGCGCAATGGCAGGTGCTCTTTCTAAGGGCAACACAACTGAACCTCAGTTGGTCCCATCTTGGGGAGACTTTGTGAAGACATACGGTGGATTAAATGACACCTACCCATTAACATGGGCTGCATACAATTTCTTCGCAAATGGCGGAGGCTCATTGTACGTACGTCGTATCGTTGGTGCTGGAGCACTTCCAGGAACCATCACATTTATTAACCAAGCATCATCAACTACTACTATTACAGCTACTGTTACTGCAGCTTCTGCAGCATCAGGTACAGTTACATACACAGCTGCAAACACATTTGCTTCTGGACAGACAGTAACTATTACAGGTCTGAGCACAGCTGCGTTTAACCTAACAGGTGTAACTATTGCATCTGCGTCGTCAACACAGTTCACAGTAACAAACGCTGCAACTGGTACAGCCGTAACAGGTGCTACAGCCGTAGCTACAGTTACAATTACTGCGGTGCCTGTATTTACACTAAACGCTATCGACGCTGGAACATGGTCTACATCATATTCAGCACAGGTAGTGCCAGCAGGTGTTGCATCTCGCTTTGGTTTAAACATCTACTATACAGTTGGTTCATCAACAAACCTAGTAGAATCATTTACAGATCTAAGTATGGACGCAACTGATAAGTACTATTTCAAATCTGTAATTGATACACAGTCAAATCTTGTACGTGTATCTTCATCAGGAATCTCTACTACTGCATCACCATATACAGCAGCTACAGCAGCTACTGCATTTTCTGGTGGAGCTAACGGTGCAGCTCTTGTTCGTGCAGATTACTCTGGTGCTTGGACATCATTTGATCCTATCCAAAACCCGTTGATTATCTATGCAGCTGATGCTCCATACGCAGCTACGTCTACACTAACATCTCAGATTCATGGAGATGCTATGGTTTATGCAGCCACACGTGATGACTCATTTGCTATCATAGATACTCCTTCAGGCCTATCTGTTTCAGCA